AGTACTTTGCTTTCTTTTTCTTTGATTCCATAGGAATCTCTGATCAAGTCTAACACAGTATGTACCCTTCTTTGCTCAATGTCAAACTGATGGTTAAGATTCTTGATTAAATAGGTTCCACTGTGTTCTGGATCCCACACTTCATCTTCTCTCATCAATTCAGGAACTTGGTTAGGTATCCTGATATCAACCTTATCACCAGCAAATAAATCTAAATGTCCTTGTAAGGAAATAGATACCTGCTGATTAAACATTATACCAGCTCTTGAGAAGGATTGTGCAAGAAAGTGCTTCTGATAGTCAGGATAATCTGACTTTTCTTTAGCAACTTCAGTGCCATTATACCATTTCTCATCATCAATCACAGTTGACATAACTCTAGTTGGATATCGTGCTAGTTTAGTTTGTCCTGCTGGTAGTCTTGTTTGACTACCTAGGTGTACCATATCCTTCCACGTATCTGCTAGAGAATATATCGTTTCATCATACTTGCCAGTATTTATGTTGAAATAGCAAACGAGGGATGAATAAGTTCCTTCCCTCATCTGCTTTATCATATCAATTTCCTGAGTAAAAATAATCTCATGTATTATATCAGTATCTACTTCTCCTGTATTACCAATATTATAAGTAAAAGATCTTACTGATGGTTTACCATCAAACTCAGATGACTTTGTTGAACACAAAGAATCAAAAGATTTGAATACAAATCCTTCTCTTGTTTGATAAAAAAGATATCCAGCAGTACCACTAGCTTTAGAAGTTTCTCCTTCAATATCACTTTTGGTAAGTCCCTTCTCATCTGCTGTAATTGCTCCAGTATTATTAGATCCCTTTGTTGGTGTAGTAGTTTTAGCAGAAACAGTTTTAGTTTGGATTGATCTAATAAGAGCGAATGGGGTTTTCTTTGTTGGTATAACTTTAAAAGAAGTTGCTGAAGGTTCTGCATCTACTTTAGCTTCAGGAACTCCCAAATACTCCCCCAATACTTTTTTAATAGCAGCAGAAGTTTCTCCACCAACTACTCTGTTGACATGTACTCCTTCATTAATAAGACCTTCTTCAGATATTAAAGCAAGAGTATATACTTGTTTCCTATCCATTCCTATTCTATTTCCAACAGACCAAACACGAAACTTATATTCATATGGTATGTGATCTTTTTCTACCTCAACAACAACCTTTTCCCATCCTGTAATAGGCATAGAAGAAACCAAGTTCTCTGCATTATCAACAACAACTAACTCACCACCGTATGCTGGTAACATAATATCTTCGTGATAATAAAAATGAGTTGCCATTGACATAAGATTGGCATATGGTGTTTCATCATCACCTGCTCTGTATATTGAAATAGCTTTTAGTGAAAAACTATCGCCAAACGGTTCGTTATATACTGTCATGTTACCACATAAGCCTTCTGATAGTATCTATCATGAGATGCTCTAACCCTATTACCCAATGCTGATACCTGTACCTGTTCACTCTGAGATTGAGATGAATTAATATTAACAACAGAACCATCTCCTTCTTGTGAAGAATTTGATATCAATTCATCCTCCTCATTAAATCTTGATTCTGATTCAATAAGTAAAGACTTTCTCATATTAAGATCAGATGCTTTAAAATTACTAGAACCTCTATTCAAATGAGCATCTAGTGTACCATCTGCTAGAGGTGCTGGATTCATCAACTCATTAAGTATCAATCCAACAAAACCACCTTTTGCTGCACCCATTGATCTTATTGCATTAAGTGGTCTTTCAACTACTTGACGACCTAATGGTGTTGGTCCCGATTGGAATCCACCAGGATTAGGTTGACCAGTCAAGAATTGTTTAACTGTGCCATAACCAGGCATACCCCTTAGAGGATTCCACACTCCTTTTCCTACCCCTTTAGTATACTGACGTTGACTCCAATCATTTCTAATAAGATCTCTCCATCCCATCGCTCCTTCCTTAGCAGTCCTTCCACTATTCCACCAATTGCTTATTGAATTTCTAGAATTGGTAATTACATTACCACCACCATATCCACGAGATCCACCACCATATCCAACAGTTTTGGTTCCACCACCAGTACCTCTTCTAGTTCCAATCTTTCCACCACCAACTCCACCAAAGGTAACAAAACTAAGAAGTTTTTGGAACCAACTCCTTTCTTTCTTCTTCTGACCTTGCTCTCCAGCCTCTTCTCTTCTTTGCTCCCTTTCAGTTTCAGTATTGATACCTTGTTCTAAGTTACCTGAAACAGCATTAGGAACACCAAATATACTAGCAAGATTCTTTGTTATTGCTGAAACCTGTGCAGCTGCAAATCTAGGAATTGGTCCCATACTAGCACCAGCTCTACCCATGAAATTCATCATAAAAATACCCATAGTCTTAGGTATCAATGCCATAGAGTCTTGTAATTGTCCTACTGCCTCCTTAACCTCTGGGCTATCTGAATATTTCTCTTGCCTCTCCTCGTAAATAGGTCCAACAGATGAAAGGTCACTAGATGCTACCTCTAATTTAGGTTGTGGCATCCAACTACTAAGATTCATTACTGGTGGCCTTGCAATTTGAGACACTTGTAAATCTTCACCTCCTTCATGTTTAGCATTATCAATGGGAGTTATATCAATTTTTTCATTCTTATGAGCTAAAATATTAAGAGGTACACCACTATCAGGAACATTAGAAGTTGTCATACCATGAAAACCTTTTTTAGCAATTATATCTGGTTCCCAAGGATTAGGAATCATAGGTTGATTAGGTATTATTGTTTCAGGATCATCAACTTCTTCTCTAGCATTCCTCATTCTTATATCATCAGGACTCTCATTTAATCCTACAAATGAATCTGGTTCTAATGGTTCTATTTGAGTTCCCAATTCAAAAGCTTCAGTAGCAACCTTAGCATCTGAAATTTCTTCTTTTCTAATTGCATTTTGCTCTCTTAAAGCAGCTATGATAGCATCAAGTTTATGCTCTACAGTATCACCACTATCTTCTAGCATCTTATGTGTACCAGCAAGACTATCCTTTGCTGCAATTATAACTTCTTCAGTTTCACCAACCTTCTTATTAATTTCAGCAAGAGAAGTCTGTAATGATAGTGCTAAGGCAGATAAGAAATTTCCTAACTTTTCATCCTTAACTTTTACTGCTTCATTTCTTTCAGTAGTATTAGTAGTTCTTTTCTTTACAGCTTCTTGTAATGGTGCAGCATTATTATTACCGTAAGTTAAAGGTATCTGGTGTTTTAATGAAGCTCCAACAGATACTTCAGGAAAAGGTTGTCCTGCCAACCTATTCATTAAATAACGACTGGTTGGCTTTGGTGTCTCTATTGGACTAGCAAATGGTCTAGATTGACCTCTAGCAAAATAACTAAAATCGTTCTTATCATACTGAGGCATTTGCCTCTGAAATCTTCTAGGGAGTCCAGCAGTTAATCTCTTCTGAACTGCTCTGCTCATAAACTCACCTGGACGCAGCATAGGATCAAAAGGATGTAACTCATCCCCTTGTTGTGCTGCGAACATCTGTGCTTGCCTTTTAGCATCAGAAGCTTCATTTCTGGCATTCCAAAGCATTCCTGCTATTACAGAACCTAAATCACCAGAATATGTCTTAGTATATGATGCCATTTAACCTGCTAACCTCTTTATATGCACATCCTCGCCAGTTTCCCCGTAATCAGCACCAGATGATCCAAAATCAGGAGAACTTGCTTCTCTTAATGTCTGTGTAATATAAACAATTGAAGTCTTACCTTTAGAAGATTTCTTCATATCATTCATAGAAGAACTACCTGATTGCACAACTGATGGTTTAGTATCAGGTATTGGATTAATATTACTACTTATATTATCAGGAACAGGTGGTAATGGTGGTGGAGGACCAAGACTATCACCTGTTTCTGTAGTTGGAGTCTCCTGAACTCTCTTCTCTTCTGGTTCTGCTGGTTTTAAACTATTTAATAAACCATGTGGTGTTGATCCATTTGCACTCTGAACTAACTTTGCTATAGTAACCCAATTACGATATGGTTGAGCACTATCTGGTTCAAAGAAATCAACACTAGTATGCCATCCAGACATGTTACCAGCATTTTTAGGTTGCATCTGAGGTACACCAGGTACATCAACACTTACAAATCCAACTTTTCCTAATAACTGTCCTTCTGCTACTGGTTGATTTTCCCTAACATTAATTCCACCATCAGGGAAGTGTGAGTACAGAGAATCAAAAAACTTACCATTACTAGGATCCTTACTTCTAACTATTACAACATTACCATACCTATCACCATATTTTCTATTCACCTCAACAACTACACCTGGAAATAAATTATAATTATTCTTATAATCACGGAAACTAAAGTCAACTCCAGATTCACCAGACTTGTCTATACCCTGCATACTCCAAAAATCTATTACTGATTTACTTCCCCCTAATATGTTTTCTGTTGCAGTAACTGGATCTCCTCCTGTACCTTTATTCAACCAAGTCCAAGGTTTCCACCATGTTTTACCAGGTTTCTTAGGTTCACTATTTTTATCTGAAGAATCCTCAGGTTCTGGAAGTGGTGCTGCCTCTTCTGCAATTTTAGCTTGTACGCCAGGTAACTTTAACCTCTCAGAAAAACTAGTAGTGGAAACAGGAGATAACTTCATAGATCCACCATCTATCCTATTTGTATAAGTTATCTCATCAGAAATATCTACACCACTATCATGAATGGCAGAAGTTGCATCTGATTTCATTCCCAAAGCATTAGCAACACCAAGTAAAGAACCACTAATTAAATCTGTTGCTGCATAAATGGGATTAACAACAGTAGCTATTGCACTACTCTGTTTCTGAATTAATTCTGTTCCATGTACATTACCACTCTTAGCACCTTTAGTACCAACATCATAATTAGCACCTTGATTTAACTGTTGGTTAAATTGATTATATGCCTCTTGTTTTGCTTTATTCTGTATACCTGCTCTTTCAAGATCTCTTGCAAACAACATAGCATCAATACCATATGAAGCAGCAGTTCCTTTACCTGGAATAGTACTAAGAACTCCAGATGTTAATTCAGCACCTGCTCCTACCCAATCACCTTTAAATGCTCTTTCAATAGCAAATCCCAATCCTACTAATGCACCAGCAATAGGTATTTTACCAAGAGTTCCTTTTGCAAGCAATCTTCTACTACCAAGACCAAGAGCTTTTTTTGCTATCTTTGTTTTAGCTGTTTTTTTAGTAGCCTGTTTAACACCTTCCTGAGTCAATTCTTTTACCAAAGAATCGCCTGTTGATAAATTATCCAAGTTTTTTAAAGGGGAATCTGGTGAAATTGAACCCCTTAGTGTTGATTGAGAAACATTATTTTTACCAAACCATTTTGGATCTTGTTCAATTATATCAGATGGCACATCCAAAGGAAATTTACCTGATACTTTTCCCCTCTCAATAGCCATCAGCTTTCTACGATAATAATTTGACTTAAGACCAAGTTTCCAAACTCCTCTCAATCCTGCACGTCTTCCAAAGATAGAAGCAACAAATCTTCTAGCACCAATCTCAAGAATCCTTCCAGCAGTTTTCCTAAGAAGAGTACCTCTTAAAATATTAAAAAGATTTCTCGTTATCTTTCCACCAGATAATTTAGTTAAAGCTTGAACACCCTTTTTAAGCTTAGCACTCCTAAGAAATGGTATTCTTCTCATAAGAGTGCGTTTCAATGGTCTAAGAATTCTAGACAGACCCTTTCTAGTAGCACCCCATAATATCTGTGATAATAGAGTACCAAAAGTAGTTGGTAATCCCATCATCCTAGCAAACTGCCTTCCTCTTGAAGATTGCTTACTTTCTTCTAAATTTAACTCCTCCTGTTCTGCTTTTGCATCTTCTATCTCTTTTTTCCTTAGTGTATTCTGAACACCATACAATTCCAATATTTTATCAAATTTATCCTCTAAAAGTTGATTTTGAACTGCAATCAACTTCTGAGTATCAGCAATACCACCAGCAACAACAGATACCCTACCAGCAACCTTATCTACTTTATCTTCTGTCCTTACTATCTTACTATCAATACCTACACCAAAAATATTAGCTACCTTCTCCCTAAGATTAGTATCCTTAACTTCAATTGAATTAGGATCGTCATTACGCTTTAATTCTTTCGCTGCTTCCTTTACTATAGGATCGGCATCACTCTCATCTATGATTCTGTTATCATCCCACTCTTTTACCTTGTCCCAAAGCTTACCAGCTATGAAACTACTTAAATCACCACTATATGTTTTAGTGTAAGATGCCACTATTTCCTTTTTGCTTGTTCTTGTTTTTGTTTGAGTTCTTCAAGGTATTGCATTAGAAAAGTTGTATAAACCTCTCGTTCCCAAGGTATCATACTTTCAACTTCACTCAAACTGTATTTATGGTACTGCATCAAAGCAAAGTTCATTCTAAAATACCCTTCCAGATTATTCTGGAAGAGTGCTATGCGAAAAAACTCTGTAGACCCTCAATCGTGTACTCAGAATCCTTTCCAGTATTGGGATTTACTACTGTAAAGGTATGACTAAGCTTAGGTGAAGTTTCATAGAATTTCTGAATTTTCTCAAATTGCTTAGTAGTCAAAGTATCAATAAATGTGCGGAATTCCTTCTTAGTAGTAGTTGAAGAATCATACACTTCTTCATTATCAAAAATCTGTTCTATTGAATCTGAAATAAAATCGTATACTTCATCAGTCTTCATATCCTTCTGCAAAAATTCTCTCTCAACGAATTGTTGCATACTTGGATATCTCATAATAATACCAGTTTTGTCATCAAACATAATTTGCTTATCATGCCCTTCTGGTTTAGTAACTTCTACTTCATCAATATTGATCTTTGCTTCTACTTGAGTTTTATTGTCATCAAGACAAGTAACATTAAGAGTAATGACTTCCCCAATAGATGCTGCTCTAATCTTCAAAAAGAGATATTCAAGATCAAAGCTAGGTAGTTGATCTACCTTAATTCGTGAAATAACGCAATTTTTCAATAAATCCTTAACTGCGTTAGTTACCTGTTTTTCGTCTTCTGACTCAAGTGCCAATAATAGCACTTTTTCCTCTTTTACAAGAAATGGGCGATATTTGACAGTTTTGCCTGTAGAGGGTAATTCAAGTTCATACGTGGGATACCCTAACTTTGGTAATGCCATAAAAATGATTTCAAGTCGTGTATTTATATATAGCGACTTTTTCAGGCAAAAATATGCCGAGTAAATTTTTCCGAATTTATGGAATTGAAAATCCGAATTTGCTAGCTTAAACCAGCAGCAATTGATGAAGGAACATCACCCATACCAAGAGTCTTATCTTTAAAGATTGAATCATTACCAATATGAATGCTATGTCTTGTATAATAGAAATTCACATTAACTCTCGTAACTTGTGATGTACCATAAGCAAGAGGAACTGCATCTATTGCATATGGATAAGCATTCTCCAGAATATACATTAACGGTGCTCTACCATTAGCAGCATCTGCATTTGGTTCTGTTTTTACAATCTTAATATCAGCAACATAATGCTGAGAATAATTTAATCTATTAGTACGATATTCATCTGGATGACCTACTCCCCTAGCTCCTTCCAACCCTTCATTAAGATAAGCACCAGTTGCTGTTTCATTAAAAATGAAATCATACCAATCTTGAAAAAATATCAATGGAGTTAATCTAGCATCACATAAGAATCCAAGACTAACATCAGTAAAAATCCTAGTATGTGGATAAGGAACTGATCCTTCACCAAGAATTCTACCTTCTACATTACCAGTAGCAGATTGAACATTGGGAAGTTGTGCCTCATCACATAACATCTGAACTGTTTTGGCCTCATCCAATGACATTCCAGCAAATTTACTATTCTCATGGAATTGAAACATAACATCAAAACCAGTAGTCAGGGACATTCCTCCCTTAGCACCGATTCTTGACATAAATTCGTCTATTCTAGTTACTGCCACTCTAAATATACAATGTGGATTATTATATTATATATGGCTTACTCTGGAATTTACAAACCTATAAACCCTAGAAAGTACCGTGGTAATCACAATCGTGTAATTTATAGGTCAATGTGGGAAAGAAAGTACATGAAATATTGTGACACCACACCTAGTATACTAGAGTGGGGAAGTGAGGAAATCGCAATACCATACAGATCTCCCATAGATAATAGGTCACACAGATATTATCCCGACTTTTATATTAAAGTTCGTGAAAAAAGCGGAAAAATATCTAAGTACATAGTTGAAATCAAACCCAAAAAACAAACTAAACCCCCACATGGTAAAGATAAAAGAACTAAATCCTATAGGAACGCTGTTCTAACATTCGCTAAAAATCAAGCAAAGTGGAATGCTGCTGAGAACTACTGTGACGATAGGCAAATGAAATTTTTAATACTCACAGAGGATCACTTAGCGGTATGAAGCAATGGCAGCAGGATTTAAAGACATACAAGTACCTGTAGTAAAAGAAGACTCAGGATACGAAA